ACGTCACGACAAACATTCCGCACACCTCGCGGACCAGGCCACGCGTTGGAGAAGTTTGCGCGAAAGCTTAATAAGAAACATTTTAGAGCCATTCGTCACGTTTATAGAAAAAGAAAGAATAGAATGCAAGGAGAAAATCCTTATTTGATTTTTACGCCCCAGGAGTCGGAAGGATGCAAGCCACCAAATGATCACTTTGAAGGGTGTGGGTGTGGCGCACTAATTCAGGGAAAGGGAGTGTGTTCAGATTACACTTACTTTGTTACCTTCTACAATTTTGAAGATAGTGCTAGGTTCATGATGGCACACTTCTCAGAAAGGTACGATTTTGATGGTTCTGACATCGTCCCGTCACATGGTGATTCTGAATTGCTTCGACTTTTGTCGAAGTTTAAACGGGACGGGAACATACGAATTGTTGGACCGCAATTGGGAAAAATGACGTATCCCTTAAGCCAAGTATTTATTCCTCCTAACCCTGACATCCGTGATGTCTTCAGAATAGCAGATATGGATTATATCACTGAAATGCTTCGGCGAGCTTTTACTCGGGACGACTGGGAGTTTTTTAGACAACAGATTTGGACAGAGGCAATTTGGTACTACCCTGATGAAGAGAATCCCGACCCCTCCACACGGCAGATACCTTCGTTGTTGGCCTTGTGCTTACGATCAAAATCTCTCTTTAATGCGGCTTTTGGTACGACAAATGGTCACCCCCACATGATCACTGCGACTGCAGATCTATATCCTAACAAGTTTGCTAATGCGATTCTTAAACTTGATCGTCATGTGCATAAGCCGATGGACGCAACTAAACATGTCTTTCCCCACTTGGATAAAGCCCTTGGCCTTATGTACAATCACATGGGCACTGAGAAATATTTCGGAAAAATAAAGATCCCAATTGATTTTGCCGACTGTGATCAGATGGGGTTGGGTACATCCGCGGGAATCAATGATTATGTGGCTCGTACTCTCCACGTGAATGAAAAAATAATAAAGATTAGTGGATGTGGAAAGAAAATGGAGACGCTACAGGCAGACATCAACTATGTCATTAACTGGATGTTAGACCCAGATGCACGAGATCCTGGGATGTGGTGGAAGACTACTGAGAAGAATGAAAACTTTGAATGTCTTAAGTATTTTACTGAGAAGGAGTGGGAGGAGCGGATGATGAAATTGCGATTATATATGATCCCCTCGTCTTTGTTTGTGCTTTTTGAAAGGTTGGTGACAAAAGTTAGATTCTCTCTTGAGCATGGCAATTTGATTCAGATTGGTCACCCATGGCCTCATGGAGGGATGGATAGAATAGCGGGGTGCCTCAAAGTTCTATTTGGTGAAGAGTTCCTTGCAACTTTGGTGGAGGCGGATTTGCGTAATATGGATCAGTCTACCAATGAAAGGCTTATTAATCTGTTTTATTCTTTTGGCCTAATTTATGACGACCCACAAGGAGAAGACTATGCCATGAGAGTGCGCATTATAAAAATGCTAATTCGCCAAATAACTGCTCGCCTTTCCCATCTTTTTGGTCCAGTCTGGGCTTTTGTTATAGGGAGTGTGCCGAGTGGAGTTCTCAGTACCAGTCATATGGACTCCTGGATTGTGGCATTA